TAATTTTACTGCTGAACAATGGGAAGCACTTAAAAAAGAATTAACAAGATTAGTCAAAAAATATCCTGATGCAAGAATTGTTGGTCATTATGATTTAGACAAAAATAAAACTTGTCCGAACTTTGATGTCCAAGATTATTTATTGCATGAAGATATTCCTAATTACAAATTTCAAGATGGCTTGACGAATGAAGCTGATTTAGAGGAACTCCGCAATGATGGAGTTATCTAAAGAAGATAAATTTCTTCGTCATGCTCCTTGTTACAATTGCGGCAGTAAGGATAATTTAGCCATATACACTTCACATTCTTACTGCTTCGGTTGCAAAATTTATATCAAACATGATGGTCAAGTTCTTGACCAACCACCAATACCGAAAAAGGAATTTAAAGACATGATAACAACAGGAATTAATGAAGCACTTCCGAAAAGGAAAATTAATTCAGAAACCTGTAAAATATTTAATTATGAGACTGGAATATATAATGGTAAGCGTTGCCATATATCTAATTATTACGACAACAAGTATAATAGGGTAGCACAACATTTACGCTTTCCTGACAAATCTTTTATTTGGTTAGGCGATACAGACAAAATTTGTTTGTTCGGTCAAAACCTATGGAGAGATGGGGGAAAAGGAATGATTGTCATTTGTGAAGGTGAATTGGACGCAATGTCCGTTAGCCAAATGAATAACAATAAATATCCTGTGGTTTCTGTTCCATCAGGAGCAGCTTCGGCAAAAAAATATATTAAAAGAGAATTAGAATGGTTAAGTAAATTTGAAAAAATTGTACTTTTCTTTGATAATGATGAAGCAGGAAATTCAGCAAGTATTGAATGCTCAAATATTCTTCCAGTTAAAAAAGTTAGAATAGTTAAAGCACAAGGTAAAGATGCAAACCAATTATTAGTTGATGGTAAAGGACATAAAATTATTGATGCTATCTGGGAAGCAAAAGCATTTACACCACAAGGAATTATAGAAGGTTCTGAAACTAAAGATTTACTTTTAAGAGAAGATTATATTGAAACCTTTCCTTACTGTTGGAATGGCTTAAATAAAAAATTAGGCGGAATTAGACTTGGAGAAATAAATTTATTAACTGGTGGAACTGGTACAGGTAAATCACAAGTTTGTAGAGAAATTGCATATCATTTAATTAATCAAAAAATCAAAGTTGGATATATTGCTCTAGAAGAAAGTGTCAAACGAAGTCTTCAAGGTCTTGTATCAATTTCATTAAATAAATTAATTCATATTCCAGAAATTAAAAAGAAAACTTCTAAAGAAGAAATTATAAAATCATGGGAACAAGTAAAAGATTATGTTTGTTTCTACGACCATTTCGGAAGTTCTAGTTCAGAAGATTTAATGAACAGAATTAGATATATGGTTAAAGCATTAGATTGCAAAGTAATTTTCCTAGACCATATTTCAATTGTAATAAGTGAAGTTACTTCTTCTGAAAATTCTGATGAAAGACGTTTGATTGACAACACAATGTCTTCGTTAAGAAAATTAGTAGAAGAATTAAAATGTGGAATATTTATTGTATCGCATTTAAAAAGACCTGAAGGAAAAATTTCACACGAACAAGGTTTACAAGTTAGTCTTGCACACCTTCGTGGTTCGCATTCTCTTGCTACTATACCAAATCAAATTATTAGCTTTGAAAGAAATCAACAAAGTGAAACAGAAAATAATATTTTAACTGTCAGAGTTTTGAAGAATAGATTTAGTGGAGACACAGGAGTTGCTTCAACATTAATTTATAACAAAGACACTGGTCGTTTATCAGAAGGCGATTTTGATGAATAACAATTTATTAACTAAATTTATTTTATCTTTTTTAGTAGAGAAAGATGATTACTTAAAACTTTCACAAACACAACAGCAGCTAGTTTTTGAAACATGTAAAACTATTATGACTGCCATTTATAACGCAATTAAATATAAAAATGTTTATCCAGTTATAATGTGTGGAGATGCTGAAGCGAAGAATGTTATTACTAAAGCACTTCAATCAGTCGAACATATACTTCCAAGTACAGACAAAATTACGATTTCACTAATACATTAAAAATATGAAACTAATATTGGACGTGGAAACCAATGGTTTTCTCGACAAACTAGATTTCAAAGTTCATTGCATGGTTTGCAAGGATATAACAACTGGAAAAGTTTATAGTTATAATCCTGACCAATTGAATGATGGTCTACAGTTACTAAAGAAAGCTACATTATTAATTGGTCACAGTATTATTGGATTTGATATTCCTGCACTTACTAAATTCTTTGGTAAGAAATTTGAATTTGAAGGTGCAGTGCTAGATACACTTTTATGCTCACGTCTTATCTGGACAAACAGAAGCGAACTTGATTGGCAGTATAAGCACTTACCGCCAAAACTATATGGGAAACATTCGTTAGAAGCATGGGGTTATAGAGTAGGACTTCGTAAAGGAGATTTTCAAGAACACAATACTTTTGATTTCTGGACAAAAGATATGCAGGATTATTGTGAAAGAGATGTTGAAGTTACATTCTTATTATACAAATTAATTGAAGCCGAAAATTATTCTAAAGACGCAATTAAATTAGAACACCAATTTGCTTATTGGATAGTTAAACAAGAGCAAGGTGGTGTGGATTTTGATGAAACGACTGGTCAGTCGTTACATTCAATCCTTACTAAAAGAAGGTTAGAGTTAGAAGAAAAACTTTCTCTAACCTTCGGAACTTTAAGAAAATCTATAGGGTTTAAAACTTATAAAAGAGATAATAAAAAAAGAGGAATTAAAGCAGGTGTTCCAGTAGAACAGTTTAAAAACGAAATTTTTAATCCTAATTCAAGAGACCATATAGCATACAGATTGAAACTTTTAGGGTGGAAACCAAAAACATTTACCGCAACAGGAAAACCAGAAGTAACTGAAAAAGTCTTAAAAGAACTTTCTTATCCTGAAGCAAAATTAATATCAGAACATTTACTAATTCAAAAACGTCTGGGTCAGCTTTCTGATGGCGAACAGGCATATCTTAAATTAAATCACAAAGGAAAAATTCATGGAAAAATCAACACAAATGGTGCAATTACGGGTCGCTGTACGCACTTTAATCCAAACCTTGCAAACGTTGTTTCAAAAGCCAGTAAGTATGGTGCTGAAATGCGTCAGCTTTTTATTTCTCCTGCCAATATGGCTATGCTTGGCATTGATTTTTCTGGGTTGGAGCTTCGTTGCTTGGCAAATTACTTGTATCGTTATGACAGTGGTGATTTTCAAAAAACATTACTTGAAGATGATATACATACCAAAAATCAAAAACGTCTCGGATTGGACAGTCGTGATAAAGCTAAAACTTTTATATATGCTTACATTTACAATTGCGGAGATACGAAACTCTCTCAACTACTTGATGTCTCTATTTCAGAAGCAAGACGAATAAGAACTACATTTGAAAAACTTTTACCTGCATTAAAAACTTTAAAACAAGCTGTCGCAGTTAAATACAGAAATCAAAAATGGATTTATGGTTTAGATAAAAGAAAGTTAATGTTAAGAGCAGAGTTTAGTTCTCTTAATACATTAATTCAAAGTGCAGGTGCTTTATTAGTAAAAGCAGGAACTATTATATTAAATCAAGATTTAGCTAAAGCAGGTTTCAAATGGGGTGAAGATTATCGAATGGTCTTACATGTCCATGATGAAATGCAGTTTGTAGTTCGTAAAGGTAAAATAGAAGAATTTAAAAAAATAGCTAATCAGTTATTTGATAAGACCCAAAAATATTTTGATTTTAAATGTCCATTAGCAGGAGAAATTAAAGTGGGTCAGAATTGGAGTGAGACACACTAAAGCAAGACCTAACTTTGATTTCGATTTAAAATTCGGTCAACAGAAGGAAAATGAACTTCAAGAAGTATTTCATAACGAACAAATTGAATGCAAATGCGATAAACTTTGTATTAAAACTGGAAATGTTTTCGTAGAATTTGAAGACGCAGGTAGAGCATCAGGAATTAGTATTACAAAATCTACTTTTTATGCTTTCTGTTTATTCAAACCAGAAAGAAAAAAACATATCTGGGTTTTAATCCCAACAGAAATTCTCAAAAAATTAATGCTGAAATATCCCATTAAAAAAGGTGGAGATAATTGGGAAGCTAGAGGACACATAATCCCAAAAGAAGATTTATTAAATTATGAAATTTAAATATCAAAAATATAGAATAACTTGGTACGACCCAACCGCCAATTCAGAATGGCAAACTAAAAAAGAATTACAAGAATTTACACCTGAACAGTGTGTGATTGAAGCATACGTTTTTTCAAAAGATAAGAAGTTTATTAAAACTTTTTCATCATGGGCAATAGATGCAGATGAAGAATTTAACTTTGGAGATACGAATGTTTTACCTAAAGCAACAATAATAAAAATGGAGAAGATATATGAAAAACATAAATGAGTTCTACCGCAATACTGAAAAGTATATGTTGGTAGATGGAGATTTACTCAATTACAAAATTACTTCTGGTTTAGAAGAAGCTATTGATTGGGGAAATGATAATTGGACATTATGGTCTGATTTTAATTTAGCAAAACAATTATGGACACAATCTATTGCGTTTTATATGGGTTTAACAAAATCCAAAAATCCAATCATTTGTCTTTCTGATGCAAAGAATTTTAGAAAACAATTAGATAGTGGCTATAAATCTTATCGTAAGAAAATAAGAAAACCTATTTGTTATAAACCATTAAGAGACTGGATTGAAAAAACACATCAGTGTGTTTCTTATAAAAATCTGGAAGGTGATGACGTAATAGGATTATTAGCTACTGGAAAATATAAAAATAATTGTGTCATAGTTTCTGGAGATAAAGATATGAGAACGATACCTGCTTGGCAAATGTGTATTATAGATGACCAGTTAGAAAAAGTAGATAATGATTTAGCTGACCATTTCTTCTGCACACAAGTTTTAACAGGCGACATTAGTGATGGCTATAAAGGTTGTGTAGGTGTTGGTGCAGTAAAAGCATCTAGAGTTCTTTTAGATAAGAAAAAACTTTGGGAAAAATGGGAAGCTGTCGTTAAAGAATTTGTCAGAAACAAATATCAAATTGATGATGCTTACCATCAGGCACGACTTGCTCGAATTTTAAGAGAAGGCGAGTACGACTATAAATTAAATAAACCACAATTATGGGATTATAAAT